CGAGTTGAAGGTATTGCGTCCGCTACAGGCGGAACAAACCCTACATTCGATTTAGGTTGGATTGAAGTTACAAACACAGCGCCTGCTTCTGATCCAGACGGCATCCTTGACAATGCTGACGCCGATGTAGGCAACTTTGAAATCTCGTTTACAGATGCCACTTCTGGCAATGATCTGGGCTATGTTATGAGTACCGCTCACCCTGTGAGAATAACAGGCGGTGTTGGTGCGTCAGCCGCAACGGGCGGTAATATTGAGTTGCGGATTTTCTACCATGTGTATGATCTGACATACGGAACAGATGGCAGTGGCTCGTAAGGAGACTAGAAAATGACTGACATTGTATCAGTAAAAAAACTTAGTGACAGTGTAAGAGAGGCCGTTTTCGCGTTCCAGTATCAATACGTTGATACTGGAGACGAAAGTGCAGTTTTGAAGATCGATGTGTCAACTCTTGCTCCAAGCGCAAGTGGACAGCCTTGTACTGCTGTTCGCATCATCGAAGGCTGGTGGGTCATTAAAAGCATGACTGTGCGTATATTAGCTGATGCTGATGCCGACATCATCTTGATGAACATTGGTGATGACGATATCGGTTATCATGATTTCTCTAAATTTGGTGGGCTTCCCTCAACCAAGTCTTATGGCACAAACCCAACTGGTGACATTAGTTTCACAACTGCTGGAGCTGGAGCTGTTGGAGATTCCTACCAATTGGTCTTGAGGGTCATCAAAGAATACTAAAGGAGTAATCGGATGGCAACTTCTAACACGGTATCGTTTCGACCAGACGTTGAAGAGATCATCACCGAAGCCTTTGAACGCTGCGGCCTAGATCCACAGACACAAACGGGTGATAGGGCTGTGTCCGCAAGGCGCAGCCTTAACCTACTCTTCTCTGAGTGGGCAAACAGGGGCATCAACTACTGGGCAGTAGAACAGCAGACTTTGACGCTCATAAACGGGCAGGCAACCTACACTTTGCCAGTAGGAACTATCGATATCCTTGACGCCGTTGTGCGTGATAGCTCTGGGACAGATACGTCTGACCAGATAATAAACCGCGTTTCTATCTCTGATTATAACCAGCTTCCAAACAAAACGTCCCCCGGCAAGCCCAGCCAGTACATGCTAGATAAGCAGTATACGCCTATAGCCTACTTCTGGCAGGTTCCAAACAGGACAACGTACAGCATGGTGTACTGGGCCATACGCCAGCTTGAGGACGTTACAGCGTCCAATCAGGATGCCGACATCCCGTACCGCTGGAACGAGTGCATCTGCGCTGGTCTGGCCAGCAAGATGTCTCTAAAGTTTGCAAATGAAAAGTTTACAATACTAAACGAAATGTATGAACGTGCATTCGCCTTCGCGGCGGCTTCTGATAATGATGGTGTAAGTTTAAGGATTCAGCCAACAGCGTTGAATTTATCATAATGGCGAAATACGCAAAAGGAAAAAAATCTCTCGCAATAAGCGATGTAGGTGGTCTTCGGGTTCCATACACCCAGTTGAAGACCACTTGGGATGGATTGCGTGTTTCTCCAGAAGACTTTGACCCCAAGCAGCCACAGCTAACGCCTGCAAAGAACGTAGTTGATGCGACAGCACTGTTTAATCCACGCCCAGACACAGATCCAGAAAATGTTGTTGTCTTTATCGGATACACTCAGGACTGGACGATAGATCCAAGATTGCGCCCCGGCGTTGGGGTAAGCGCCCCCGGCTTTATTGGTAATATTGGTTTAGAAGTAATACACACAGTAACAGGCGTGGGCGGAACGGCCAATGTCGGCACGGTAGAGGCCACAATCCAAACTGAAATTATCGCTTCTGGCCAAGCTGGCGATGGTGAAGTTGGAGCCATTGTTAGAGAAATAGTGGTGACTGGGGTCAGCGGGACCGCAGGCGCTGCAAGTGTGGGTGTCGAGGCTCTTGATATCTCAATAAACGAAGCGGGTGTAGGCGGCATTGGCGGCGTTGGTACAGAAGCATTTCTATTGGAAGCCACCCCATCTGGAGTTGGTGGGTCTTCTAATGTAGGCAATGAAGAGCTAGTAGGCGAAATTAATGAAGCTGGGGTTAGTGGTGCTGGTGAAGTCGGAACCGCACTAGTAGAAGATCCATTCGGTTGGGGTATAGGGCCGTGGGGACTTGGCCCTTGGGGTGATACCGAAGGTAGGCCACACCCTGTTGGACAGAGCGCAACAGGGGGTATTGGTTCAGTATCAATTCTTGCTGATAATGCTGCTTATCCAAATGGAATTAGTGGGACTGGAAATGTAGGTGACGAAAGTATAGAATTAGATTACACAGGCTTTGGATCTAATGCATTCGGTGAAGGAACGTGGGGCCAATAATGAATTACACAACTTTAGTTGCAAACATTCAGAACTTCTTAGAAGATGATAGCTCTGAGCTGCAAAGTTCTATTGACCAAATCATAGATCAGGCGGAAGTAATGATTTTCCAGCGCCTGCCAAACCTACCGTGCTTTCGTAAGACTGCGACAGCAAACATGGTGGCAGGAACTTCGGACTATACAGTGCCAACAGCCAGAATGATCCGTCAGGTATCTGTTATATCTTCTAATGTTTTGTCATACCTAAACCACAGAGTTGATTCATATATCCGTGATTATTCGCCCAACGCGACCACGCAGGGTATTCCAATAATGTACAGCACCAAGAGTGCAGGAACGGCTGGATCTGTTATTACATTGGCCCCAACGCCAAATTCCACAGATACATACCAAGTAGACTATATTGCCCCTGAACAGGGCTTGAGTTCAAGCAACGCAAATAACTGGATTGGCGACAATGCCGAAAATGTGCTGCTTGCCGCGTGTCTCTATGAGGCGTCAGCCTTCCTCAAGGCTGGGGAAACATTGACGCTTTATAAGACACAATTTGACGAAGCAGTGCAACTTACGGTACAAGAGATGCAACGCGATTACGCAGCAGAATATAACGGAGGCTTATAATGGCAATATCACAAGCAATGTGTACACAATTTAAACGAGATGTAATGCTTGGGCTGCATGATCTCGACACAGATACGATAAAGATCGCCCTTTACACCAGTTCAGCAACTCTAAATGCAACTACAACCGCATATAGCGCAACAAATGAAGTTGCTAACGGCAATGGGTACACAACTGGCGGCGTGACATTGGCAAACGCCTCTGTTATAACCAACAGTACAAGCGGTTGCTTTGACTCTAACAACCCAGAGTGGACATCAGCAACCTTTACAGCTCGCGGAGCATTGATCTACAATGACACCGAAAGCGATTTTGCTATTGCTGTATTGGACTTTGGTGGAGACTTTTCAGTTGCTGGCGGAACATTCCGCATTGTTTTCCCAGCTCAAACTGCTAATACAGCAATTGTAAGGATCGACTAATATGGCTTCTACCTTTGTAAATGACCTTCGCCTCAATGAGATGGCAACTGGCGATCAGTCAGGCTCATGGGGAACAGTCACTAACACGAACCTTGAGCTGATTGGCGAGGCTTTTGGCTTCGGTACAGAAGCCATTACTACTAACGCCAACACGCACACAACAACGATTGCTGATGGTGGAACAGACCCCGGTAGGTCAATGTTCCTGAAGTACACAGGCGCTCTAGATAGCGCATGTACAATTACTATTGGACCTAACACTGTTAGCAAGATGTGGTTCATTGAGAATGCTACAACTGGATCTCAGAACATAATCATCTCTCAAGGATCTGGCGCAAATGTAACTATTGCGGCTGGTAAAACAAAAGCTGTCTACAGTGATGGCGCTGGCTCTGGCGCTGCCTTTGTAGATGCGTTTAATTCTTTAAGTGTTGGAACTTTGACAGGTACTACTGGTACATTCTCAGGTGCTGTTTCACTTGGTGGGATTGCTTACCCAACTTCGGATGGATCAAACGGTCAAGCATTAGTAACTAACGGAAGTGGTACTGTCAGTTTTGGCAGTGCTGGTATATCAACAGGTAAAGCCATTGCTATG